CGCTGGTACGTCACCCAGGACGGGCGCGAAACGGAAGTGAAGGGCGGCTCGCCATTTGATTACAAGGGCGAGAAACTATATCCCCGCTCACGAACATTCATCCCAGCCCGATTAGATGACAACCCGTTTTATTCACAGGATGGGCGTTATCGCTCCGTATTACAATCGTTACCAGAACCGCTCCGCTCTCAATTGCTAAATGGTGATTTTAGAGCGGCGGCGGTTGCTAACCCGTTTCAAATTATTCCTACCGAATGGGTAAGGCTGGCACAAAGGCGATGGGTGGAACGCGATAAACCTAACACGCCATTGACCGCCGTCGGCATTGACCCGTCACGCGGCGGGCGCGATAAGACCGCGCTTGCTGAGAGATACGATAACTGGTTTGATGCGGTCAAAACGTGGGAGGGTGTCGTCATAAAAGACGGTGCTATAATGGCAGAGTTCGCACGGCAAGCGATAGGCGAAGCGAAGCCAAACTATATCAATATTGATGTGTCTGGCATTGGTTCGTCCGCTTATGACCATCTGAAAGTTATGTACTCAAACGTCAATCCATTCAATCCCGCCGAGGGCAGTGAGTACCGCGATAAAAGCGGTAAACTCAAAATGAGAAATAAACGCGCCGAGATGTATTGGCGCATGAGGGACGCACTCGACCCGAACGGCGGCGACAATATCGCCCTCCCGCCTGACACTGAATTACTCGCTGATTTATGCTCGGCACGTTATGAGGTATCCAGCGCAGGCGTCAAGGTTGAATTGAAAGAGGAAATAAAAGCGCGGATTGGTCGCAGCCCGGACACAGGCGAAGCGGTGATGATGTGCAATATCCAGCCGAAGCAAAAAGTACAAATCCGCACATGGCGCGGATAGGAGCAAAGCAAACATGAATGATTTAGATTTGGCGTTCAACGAAATCAGAAACAAACGCGCAGGATTGGATACGCTGTTCTCGTATGTGGACGGACCGCAGCCGTTGAAATATTCAACCGAGCGGCTGGCAGAGGCGTTCGAGAATATCAACACCCATTTTGAAATCAATTGGTGTAGCGTGGTCGTTGACGCGACGCTTGACCGCGTGCAACTCAAAGGTTTCGATACCAAAGACGAGGTAAGCAACGCCCGCATGGCGCTACTGTTCGACCGCCTGCACCTTGACATTGAAGCAGACCGCGCACATTACGCGGCGCTTTCGACAAGCCAGGCGTATCTGATTATCTGGAAAAATGCCGACGGCGAGATTGAGGCGTATTACAACGACCCGCGATTGTGCGCCGTGTTTTACGACCCAGCCAGCCCGCGTAAAAAGTTATTCGCCGCTAAATGGTTCAATCACTCTGACGGTATGCAGGAAATCACCCTATACTATCCCGAACGGCTCGAGCACTGGACAAGCACAAAGGTTCAGACCGGCACGGCTATTGATAAATCGTCCGCGTTTACTCTGCAAGCCACAGAGGCAAATCCCTATGGCGTTATTCCGATGTTTGAACTCAGGACGGCAGGCGAGATTTATAAAATCCTGACCGACCAGGACGCAGTAAATAAGCTATTTTCTGACATGATGGTGACAAGTGACGTATCATCTGCCCCGATGCGCTACGCAATATCCAACAGCGACCCAGGAAACATCAAGAACGGACCTAACATCTGGGCGTGGTTTCCTGCCGGTGATGGACAAGGACAGGCAGCAAGTGTCGGTCAATTCCCCGTCGCTGACCTGAGCGGTTACTGGGTGTCAATGGACAATCTCGCCAACGCAATAGCAATCATCACCCGCACGCCGAAGCATTACTTTTCGATGTCAGGCTCAAACGTTAGCGGCGAGGCATTGCTGGCGATGGAATCCCCGCTGGTCAAGAAGTGCAAAAAACGACAACGGGAATTTGGCTCACAGTGGCAGGACATTGCTGCATTTATGCTTCAACTCGAAGGCGTAACTATTGAGCCGTCACAAATCTTTGTCATGTGGGAACGCTCTGAATCCGTGCAACCCAAGACGGAGGCGGAAATCCGACAACTCGGCGTTAACACTGGCGTGCCTTTGATTACACTACTTCGCAGAGAGGGTTGGGGACAGGATGAGATTGACGCAATGTTGGATGACAAGAAGTTGCAGGACAAAGCCGAGAAAACGATGGCTCAAGCGTTGCTGAATGATTTGAGAATCAAGCAGCAGCAAGAGAACCCGCAGGACGTAGAGCAGGATAATTCAGACAATGCCAACAACACCGGATAGTGAAGTTGTAAAAGTCATCCGCGCCCACCGGCTCGGAATGAACGCGCAGGAGGAAGCGGTTATCGAAAATCTCGGCAGCCGCTGGCTCGGCGTGGAGCGGGCGCTTGACGCGAATATATCCGCGCTGGCTAACGAAATGACAAGACGCGCCCAGGCTGGCGAAACCATCACGAACGCGATGGCGCAAAAGGCAGAGCGGTACGCCATCCTAAAAGCGCAACTGCAACAAGAGGTAGCGAAGTACAACAAAGACGCGGCAGTCATTATTTCAGGCGGGCAGGATACCGCGCTGAGGCTTGGAATAACATCCGCGCAGGATGCGATATACGCCAGTTATCCTTCGCCTTTGTCGGCTTCGTTCAACAGGATAAACGTCAAGGCTGTTGAGTCAATGATAGGCTATGCCGGTAACGGCTCGCCATTATCAAGCCTGCTGAAAAACGACTACCCCGACGCAGTGGATGGGTTATTGCAATCCCTTGTCAACGGCGTGGCGATGGGGCAGACTGCCGACCAGGTAGCGCGAAATATGGCTGACGGGATGGGGATGGGGCTCGACCGCTCATTGTTAATCGCCCGCACAGAGATAAACAGGGCGTACAGGACGGGCAGCACGGAACAGTATAGGGAAAGCGGCGTTACCAGTGGCTTTATGCGTCTTGTGGCGCGTGACGAGGCTTGTCTGGCGTGCTTGGCGCTGGACGGCGAACGCTTCGACAGCGCTGATGAAATGGACGACCATCCGAACGGGCGCTGTACTTGTGTCCCCATAGTGGCAGGTATGCCGCTTCCTGAATGGGAGAAAGCCGACACATGGCTTGCAAATCAAAGCGAAGATAAGCAGCGGGCGGTACTAGGAAATACCCGCTATGAAATGTACAAGGCTGGCACTCCATTATCAGCGTTTGGTAAAAAGGCGCACAGCGACGAATGGGGCGATAATCCGCAGATTGTACCGATTAGAGATTTGAAAAAGGAGTAAAATGAATTTCGCAATCCGCCTCTTCTCCATCCGAATCCTTGACGCTGAATTGCCCATGCTCCGCTGGCTCGTTCTGAACAAGTTGACAACAGGCAAATCAGTATTGCCAACAATACTGAAAATCAGACAGGCTAGAGAAATGATAGCCAATGTCTAAACAGACCGCTGAAATCATTTGCCGCGCATTACTGGCGATTGTTGCTGCGCTGCGCAAGGAGCATAACCTACCCGATTATCACGGCGTAACTATCCACCTTGAAGATAGCGCAGCAACTGCCGCGATTTATGATGAGCTTGACAAAATCAAACCGTAGTAGTAGTGGTATAATGTCGCTAATCAAATAGTTCGCCGAGCCCCGTCAACCAACCGCGCTTGTCTTTGTGAGAAATCACATCGACAGGCGCGGTATTTTATTACCTGCGAGACGCAGAAAAGGAATCTAGCGCGATGCCAGACCAACCCGCAACATCAACAACCGCAACACAAGCCCCAACAACTCATGCACAAACAGCGGACGCGACGCCCGCAAGTTTTGAAGAGTTCCTGGAGGCACAACCCGAAGCGATTCGGGGATTGTACGCCAGCCATTCCGAAGCCTTGCTGAATACTGTACGGGCGACCCGCTCAGAACGCGACCAGTTCGCCGCACAAATCAAGAAACTTTCAAAGGGACTTGACGAAGGCAGCGAAGCGAAACGGCAGCTTGATGAAATGGCGACCCAGCTTGAAAAGACCGAACGCCGCGCCTCATTTTTAGAGCAGGCGATGCAGCCAGAAATCCAGTGCAAGAACGCCCGCGCCGCTTTCCTGCTTGCAGAGGCTGAAAATCTTTTCGACAAAAAAGGCTCGCCCGATTGGGCGGCAATCAGACGGGAAGCCCCTGAACTGTTTGGACTTCCAACCGCAAACGCAAACGCTGGACAAGGTACAGCACAGCCGCCAGCCCAGCGAAAAAATATGAATGACTTTATCCGCAAAGCAAGCGGCAGGTCATAACCTAAAGGAGTAAATACAATGCCTTTCAACTCAGCTATTTCCCGCACCGATGCAGCCGCTCTTATCCCCGAAGATGTCTCGGCTGAAATTCTCGCCAACGTGCCACAGATGAATCCAATCATGCAGGTGGCGCGTCAACTCCCGAACATGAGCCGCTCCCAGCGCCGCCTCCCAGTTTTGGGTTCTTTTGCTTCCGCTTATTTCGTAAGCGGCGATACTGGTCTTAAGCAGACCTCCGATGTCAACTGGGAGAATAAGTACATTGACGCCGAGGAGTTGGCGGTCATTGTCCCTATCCCCGAAGCCGTCCTCGATGACGCCGACTACGACATCTGGGCGCAGGTTCGCCCCGAAATTGAACGCGCCTTGTCGCGGGCGATTACCGGCGCGGTGCTTTACGGCACAAACATCCCAGCCTCGTGGACAACCAATCTTGGCGCTGCCGGAATTGTTGCTGGTTCAACCGCCGCAGGTCATACCATCTCAGCCGCTGCCTATGCCGACCTGTACGAAGCGATTTTAGGTGAAACTGCCGCCGGTGTTGACGGCTTGTTCATGCTTCCCGAAGGTGATGGATACATGGTCACCGGCTCGATTGCTCACATGAGCATGAAGGGCGCTCTGCGCAATGTTCGCGACGCAAACGGCAACCCAATTTTCAAGACAAACATGCAGGACGCGACCCGCTACGAACTCGACGGCTCTCCGCTGTTCTTCCCGACCGACGGCTCGATGGTCGCTGGCTCTTCCCTGCTGATTTCTGGACAGTGGGACCAGTTGGTATATTCCATGCGCCAGGACATCACCTATAAGGTTCTTGACCAGGCTGTTATTCAGGATGGCGCGGGCAATATCATCTACAACCTCGCGCAACAGGACATGGTAGCTCTGCGTGCCGTCATCCGCTTGGGCTTCGCTCTTCCCAACCCACCCACCTACATGAACGAAACCGACGCGACCCGCTTCCCCTTCGCCGTCTTGACTGCATAGGAGGCTTGACATGGGCTTTTATCCTAAGAAGCAAAAAAGCGCCGTCAATCTGTACGGCGTAAACTCGGTCGAATCCGGCGGCAGTCTTGACGTTGAATCCGGTGCAACTCTGAAAGTTGCTGGCGTCACCGTCTCAGCCTCTGCCGCTGAAATGAATTTGAACGACAATTCGTATCAGTTGGTTGTTGCTGATGGTGCAATCACTGTCAAGAATGGCGCTTGCTTTATCGCTAAGACTGTAGCGGGCGCGGTTGCCGCGACACTGGCAGACCCGACCGCCACGACCGACGATTTCAAGCGCCTTGTGATTGTGAGCAATCAGGCGCAAGCCAATACCGTAACCTCCGCCTCTTCATTTGGCGGCGGCGGCGCGGGCGAGGATGTTTGTACTTTCTCGGGCGCAGTTGGCGACACGCTTTGCCTCATGGCTTACAACGGCAAATGGTACGTCACCGGCGGACATCAATTCACGATTGCATAGGAGTAAAACAGCATGACAATTTCAACCTCTTTAGTTGACCAGCGCGGCTGGTTCAAATTTACCCTGACAGGCGCGGTATCTGCCGCTAATGCCGGACTTGGTGAAATCGCAAACCCCGAAGGCGTGACCCTCGGCATTGTCCGCGCGTTCATTTACGCCCGCACTGGCTCAACTGGCGCGGCAAATCTTGACATGGGCATTGGCGCATCTGGCGCGAAAACTTCCGATATTTGCTCAGCTATGGATGTCGTTGAAGCCACTGTTGGCGGTGACCTGACTTTCCTTCCCGCAGCGCAAGCCGCGGAAACCGACAGCCCCACCGCTTTGTGGACTTCCTCGACCTACCTCACCGCCACAGGCTCGGCAGACACCACAGGGCTTGATGCTGATGTGTACGTTGAATACATCCGCCTCGCGTAAGTAAAAGGATGGGCGGGGTAACGTAGTTCACGCCAACCCGCCCAAATAAAACCATGTCAAAAACAAACATCTTGCAAGCGGCAACGGTAATCAGTAAAACGGCGCAAACCTTGATTGGTTCGGTAATCTCTACTGACCATTACGATTATATAACCCTGTTTTTTACCTATGTAAAAGGTGACGAAACAGGCGTTACCCTTGTACCTTCAATGATGCGGACTGCCACGGGCTCGGCGCATCTATTTGCAGAGTGGACAGCCGCCGCAGGTGCTAAGACCGTGACATCTGGAAACTTCGCCTTGACTGCTACTCGTAGCGGTTACATCACATTGGATGTGCGCGGGATTACCTACATCATGTTTACACAGGGCGGTACGGCTAACGACGGCACGCCCACAGGCACGCTGGCAGCGTCTTACACGCTGAAATAACATGCCAAGTCAAATTGTCAATGTAGGCGAAACAACCACATTCTCGAAACTCATTGCAACGAGTAACGATGGTATCCGCTTGCAAGGTGACGCGACAGTATATGATGACTTGCTAACAAGTGCCGAAGCCGCCCGCACTGGCGTAGTAGCTCCGACAACAGCGGCGGGCTTTCGTGGTGATAACAATGTGCTGCGGACTTCATTCGTGAGCAATCAAGCGGACGAATTGCAGTT